ACTCGTGAGTTTCCTTCAAAATATCCGTTCAATAAATTATACGAGTCGATGTCTGGCCATCTGATAGAAATAGATGACAGCACACCACCAGAAGATTTTGTGGGGCCATTTCGGGGTAATGGAAGAATACACATCTATCATAACTCTGGTTCGTTTATTGAGATTCACCCCAATGGAGAGATGGTCATAAAGTCAACGGGTGGTGGTTACAAGGTAACAATGGGCGATGACAACATGTACGTTCAAGGAAACTTGAACATCACCACTGATGGTAATGCAGTATTCAATGCTAAGAATTATATTTTCAAGGGCGAGAAAGCAACGTTCCAACTATCAGATGACTTTCAAGTAAACTGTAAAAACTTCAATGCTCAACCTACAGAGAACATTAATATGGTTGCAGGTGCAGACGCACAGATGGGTGGTACTAGTAAAGCCAATCTGGTAGGCGGAGGCGGAAACATTAGATTACAAGGGGGAATGGTGGAACTTAACCCGCCAGGATAAACATGTCATACCACACAGGAAGTAACAATAACAATAATAGATCAAGTCAACAAAGGAGTACGCCGGCGTCTACTCCTCCTGTGACTCCTACTCCAGCGTCTACGCCTCCTGAAACATCAACGAGTTCAAGATTTCCAATATCAAACTCGTATAATTTTAGTAGTGAATATCCAGAAAGTCTAATTTCAGAAATTAACACCCCCATAACCAGATCACTTGATAATTCCACGCAACGTTCTTCTAGTGTGAATGAGAGTGCTTCGCAATCATTACCACCAGCAAATAGTAACACAGAGACTCCTGTTACCATGACAGCAGAACGAGCAGAAGAAATAGTAACTGTGACAAACATACTTACATTTGATGGGAAAATATATTCTATTCTGGGTGCTATGCATGATATTTTTGTGGGAGAAAATAATTATGAAAAAACCATCAAGGATCGGAATGTGGTGCAAGCAGAAAGGCACATTGGTTTTGTGAATTCATTTTTACCTGAAATGCGAGCATACGCAAATCACATAAGAACCAACTACGATAAACTTGTGATGTTTGACGGTAATAATTCTATTCCTCCGATAAGATCGGATGTCGAAGGATCGTCTGGTAGAGTTGAATATTGGCAAGATGTCCTTGATGATCTTAGAGAAAAAATGCGGGAATGTTATGAATTTGCAGAAAGAGAATTGTATGATGATCTAGAAATCTGTAAGGATAATGTACCAATCGACCCATCCGATGGTTTTAGTGAAGAAGAAGAGCTTGCATTTTGCTGTGGGATATGGAGTCTCATTCAGGCGGTTTGTGCGGCAGAAAAAACTTTACCTTGTTTACTTTTGTTTATGGAAGCACAGTATGCTACGTTGTTACTGATGTTGTCCGCTGCGGGATGTGATTGTACTACCATGAGCGGTAAAAATGATGGTAGTGGCTTAGGAACCATCCCAACAAATGAACCATATCCTGGCTATTGCAGGGAAACATGCAAAAGAGCCCGACAGTTGCGTGAGCGTATAGAAGATTTGAACAGGATGAAACCAAATGGATGTAGAAGAGCGAGAGATGTATTCTACGAAACAAATCCAGAACCACCCCAAATAGATTGTAATAAGTTTGTCGGGGAAGATGGATTCCCACCCAGAAGAGGTGATAGATTTAGAAGTGGAACAGGTGGTGTGGGTGGTAGAAATACATACGAAAACGGAAAGCGAATTCCTGGCAACTTCCCCGCTGCGTATCAGAACTCTTTAAACGAAGCAGTTCCCGATGGGCAGAAATGTGGTAACTGTAAATTCTTTAACCAGAACAGTGGTTATTGTTCTGTATGGAAAGCGACTGCGAACAAGGTCTATTGGTGTCAGTCTTATGTTCCGTATGTAAATATCACTAAAAACGGCGCGGCTGTTTCTAGTTCTGGTGGAGTATTCTCACTCAGAGATTCAAACAATAACCTGATTACATACAAAAAAGGAACAACCGTCATTTACAATGGTGAACTGTATGAAGTAACTAAAACTGTATTTGGTCAATCACCAGATAGTTCAAGTTCGTTTACAAAGATCACGAACATTGATGACAATGTTATTGATGGTGGATCATTTGGTGGCGCTTCGAGAACTTCAAACACAACAACAACACGAAGAAGTAGTGGTGGAAGTAGTAGCAGTAGCAGTAGTAGTGGAGGAGGATATTAATGAAGGGATTAGTAAGAGTAAATGATCTCACCAACGCTCCAACAACCATTCCAATTTCTCCAGCAGGAAGTTCTGTTCTTGTTAATAATATGCCTATTGCTGTGCAGGGTTCTATTACGGCACCTCACAGACACGGAAACTCTATTGTTGTCGGTGTGTTCAATCAAGATTTTTCTTCCACCATTACAGCCGAAGGAAAACCTATTCTCCTAGTAGGTGGTGAGTGTTCATGTGGTCATAAAGCTATGACTGGTTCTGTTAATGTGAAAGGTATATAATGGTAGTAAGTCAGATTGGAAACGGTGACTTCCCTCTAAACAACTGCGCTATCCTACGAGGCGTCCTAGAACCCAACCAGATCGACTTCATCCAGTCCTTTTTGCGTGGGGATGCTCTCCGCAACCCAATTGCAGATCTTGCGGGTGGAGTGAAGGGGGCGATAAATGATGCACTAACGGGATTAGGCGGTATTGGAACTCTTGATGAACTTACAGGCGAAATCACACAAGTACCGTGGGCAGCCAATCTTTCAAATACCCTGATATCGTTTCAAGGCAAACTTGTTGAATTTGAACAACGAACAAACCGAATGAGTGGGGTGGTGACTGGATTCCAAGAAGGTCAACCTGATCTTGGTAGAATTCTAGGAATCGGTAGCGCGTACAACTCTGCTCTTGCCACTCTTTCTACAAATCCAGAAGATATTTTGAAAGACAACTTCTCACACGGATTCAACAGTCTCAAACAAGAGTTTGGGATCAATGCAATACAAGAGTCACAAAATGCACTGGACGCTGCAACACAATTTATAGGACAATTTGGTGCTGGCGATTTTAATCCTGGCGACTTGGAGTTCTTTGACGAAGCACTCAGAATAACTACGACACTTCAGGGAATAGAACAGTCATTCCTCAACATAGCGAACTCTGAAGATGCATTCCTTTCTGGAGCATTGGCATTTCTTGATCAGTATGGCTTAGCGAATACTGCACTCAGCGGAGTGTTGTCTGATCCTTGCCTTGCAGGGAAAGTATTCACCGATCTCATTGCTGGACCTGGAATCGAGGGACTCATTCCTGATCTACAATTACCGTCTCCTCCTTCACTAGAAGAGATTGCAGCTCTGATTCCAGATCCAGAAGAACTTGTCGATGGTATCAAGGCGAGCGTCGAGGGTATAGTAGAATCAGTGCAACAACAGGCAGAACAGTTGATCGATAGTGTTGTTGATCAAGGCAAAGAGGCAGTTAACAGGTTGGAACAAACCTTTGAAGATCTACAAAATCAGGGACAGCAATTGATAGATCAAGCAGAACAAGCTGCTGCCGATCTTGCGACAAACATAAATGAGTTTGGTTCGAACGTGGAAGACTTCTTCTCCGATGAGGGAGACGAAGAAGCACAAGCAGAAGATCTAGAGGCAATCGAAGAAGACGAAGAAGAAATTTCAAATGATGTTGATAGATTCTTTGAAAGTATACAACCCCCAGTTGCAGATGAAGCTAGAGCCTTGGTTGTTATTGATAGAATCAGAACTGATTTGAACAGTGGAATTGTGGGAACATTCTCCAACTATCTGGCAGGTAGATTCACCATAGCAGATCTACAGAACCTCGAACTGTACTTAAATAACACAACATCAAATTATGTAAATATCTTTTCGGTTAGAGACGCATTACGAATTTTAGGACAGTAATTACATAACAAAGGGGCATATATATTACAATGGCAAGATATTCAGACATAGATTTAGACTTCAAGGCACATCCAGTCTCTGGTGATATTGTCACATTGACTGACATGGAAGCTCTTAAGAGATCTGTGAGAAATCTGGTTCTTACCAAAAGATATGATAGACCGTTTCGGCCTGAATTGGACGCGGGAGTGCATCAGTACTTATTTGAACTGGCAACACCCGTGACTGCAATTAAGATCAAGAACAAGATAGAAGAAACAATAAGACGAGACGAACCCAGAGTAGAACTTTTAGATGTGGTGGTTACTTCCGTTCCCGCGAAAAATTCGTTTACGGTAAGTATAGTTTTTAGACCTGTGAATGTTAGAAATACGGCAACAGTAACACTTAACCTCGAAAGAACTCGATAATGGCGGTTAACAAAACAAAGCAAATAACAGATCTAGATTTCAACGCGATTAGATCAAACTTTCAATCTTTCCTAGAAGGCCAAGAGCAGTTCAAGGATTTTGATTTTAATGGATCTGGCTTATCGGTTCTTCTGGACGTTCTAGCATACAACACACACTACCAGTCATTCTATACGAACATGGTAGCGAACGAAATGTTCTTGGACAGTGCAGTCAAGAAAGAATCTGTGATGTCCCATGCAAAGCAAATCGGATATACGCCACACTCAAAGAAAGCTGCTGAAGCACGAGTCACTGTTTCCCTTTCGACTTCAGATACATCCACGAAAATTATACCTGGCAGAACAAAGTTTTCTGCTACTATTGGCGGTACACCATATTCATTCTTCAACATGGCTCCAATAACGATTGATACTTCTGGAACCGCACCCTATGTTTCTAGTGAGTTTTCAATCTTTGAAGGTGAGTTCAACTCAGTATCCTATGTCTCATCTAGCACATCCGAAACTAAGTTTGTTATTCCCACCCTTGATGTAGACACCGATCACATAACTGTTAGAGTTCTGAAGTCAACGACAGACTCTGATGGTAAGAATGACGTGTGGACAAAGGTATCTGATATAACAACACTCAAATCAACGAGTACCTCATTCTTCTTAGAGGTAACATCCACAGGACTTTACGAAATCAAGTTTGGTGATGGTGTTCTTGGTAAGAAGTTAGAAGATGGTAATGTTGTAATCATAGAGTACTTCACCACGACAGGATCAGATGCAAACGGTGTAGGAAAATCGGACACATCATCGAACAGAACGTTTACTGCCTCGATTGCAAATGGCACAATATCTGTGGTGTCGTCTGCGGCAGGAGGATCGTCGGTTGAGACGAAAGACAGCATTCGTTTCAACTCCCCCAAGTTTTTCCAGACTCAAAACAGAGCAGTAACCGAAGAAGATTATAGGTCCCTTGTGTTGAATGAGTATGGGGACGCTGATGATGTCTTTGTTTATGGAGGAGAAGAGATATACCCACCAGAATATGGTCGAGTGTATATTGCGGTAAAACCAAAAACAACGAGTGTGTTGACAGATCAAGAAAAGGAAGACATAAAGAACAACATATTGAAGCCAAAAAATATTGTTGGTATTCTTCCTGAGATAATTGATCCAGAATACACATATGTTATGTTCAAAGCAAAGTCTGCTTATGATCCCACGCTGACAACTAAAACAGCACTAGAGATTAAGGCATTATTGATATCGTATATTACACTGTTTGCCACCACAGAATTATGTAAGTTTGGGAAGCACCTATACATTAACCAATTGGAAGCACTGTGTCGTAACCTTGAAAATTCTTTGCTCTATGTTGACGTTGATGTCATGTTACAAAAACGTTTAGCTCCTTCTTTGAATAATAAAAGAAACTACGTTCTTGAATTCAACAACACTTTAATGAACACCAGTCACGACTCTCTTGGTGGTATACAAGGAATCCCATCAGTACAGTCGAGTGACTTTGCATACAAGAAACCAAACGGAACCATATTCAGAGCAGCCATCGACAGTGACATGGATGGTAATCTTCGAATATATGAAGTAGTTGGTGGTAGAAGAGTATCAATTTACAAGAACATGGGTTCCATTGATTTTGCATCTGGGGCCGTTTTTATCAACAACTTTATTCCTGTCAGTGCTACAGCACAAGGGTTAATTACCTTTGATGTTACCCCCCGCGAAGATGTAATCTTTGCACCAACACATAAAATTTTACATTACGATACACTTCAGGATGGAAACTTAACAGTAGACACCCAGAACATCAATGATATTGAACTATCACAGATTGAACTGAGTAGATCGGCAGTTTCTCCTCCCGCCGCACAGAACTTTGAATATGGTCCCGGTGGAGGATTGGTTGAAGTATATGTAGAACCACCAGATCCAGATCCTGTTGGTGGGAATGACACCATCGATGATCCAACCGACCCCCCTGGCGGTGATGGATTTACAGGAGATCCAATTGATCCAACTGGAGCGTGTTGCATTGGAACTGACTGTTCAATCCGAACGGAAGTTAACTGTATTCAGAATGGTGGAATCTATCACGGTGATAACAGCACATGTGAACAATTCCCATGCGAAGATGATCCCCCCGAACCCCCAGCAACTGGAGCGTGTTGCATAGGAGATATATGCACAACCAAGACACAAGCAGAATGTGTTCTTGCTGGAGGTGAATATTTTGGGGATGGATCTAGCTGCACTGAGGTTAATTGTGGTACGGAAGAACCACCTGATGATGATGGAGAATGCCCAGAAGGTCAACAGTGGTGTGCTGGAACTAATTCCTGTGTAGACATAGGTTTCTGTGCCCAAGGTGGGAGATAAACAGTAAATGTCACTGACACTTTTACTTCGAGGTTCCACAGGCACTGCACCTACCATATTTGATAATGGTCAACTTGTCCCATTAGATGCTCGAACCAAAAGTATAGTCAACGGCATTTCTCCTCTGATCGAAAGTCAGGTTCCCGACTTTACCAATCTAGATCACCCAAACTTTGTTGCTTTCATAGAGGCGTATTATGAATTCATGGAACAGCAAGGGAATGCAACCGAAAGAACTTTGCTTCTAAATGATTTCTATGACATAGAAAACACACTTGATGAGTTTGTTGATTCGTTCGAACACAAGTTTATGAGAAACTTCCCGAAGGAAAGCACAACAGATCCCGATGGTAATTTACTTGATAGAAAAACATTATTAAAAAGAGTTCGTGACTTTTATGCCATAAAGGGATCGGAAAGTTCTTTTGCCTTTTTCTTTGATGCTTTTTACAACAGCGTTGCTGAGGTATACTATCCAAAGACTGACATTCTTGAAACTTCTACTGGTAAGTGGATTGAAAGAAAGTCTATCAGAGTTACTTCAGAAAATGGCTTAAGTAACTTCAGCATGAAAAATAGGTCATTAGTTCAGTTGGCACTAGACGAGTCAACCACAAGTGCCACCGCTTTCGTTTCTGATGTTATTCAATATGATCTACCTCCTTTTATAGTGACTGAATTATTTTTAGATAACATAGATGGTGATTTCATACCAAACAGAACTATAGAAGTTGAATTGTTAGATGGATCAAAGTTGAGGGAAAAAACTTTTGGTTTGTTGAGCGAATATACAATTTCAAACTCTGGTGTTGGTTATAGAATCGGAGATTTTGTCAAGTTAGTCGAAGAGGGTGGTGGTATTGGAGCCGCAGCTAAAGTAACTCGCGTAGACAATAAAGGTAGAATTAAAGACATTGAAATTCTGAATCACGGAGTAAACTACTTCACTGATGTTACATTCACGATTGAAAGTACCACAGGAAACGGAAATGCACAAGGAACTGCAAAAAGCAGCGCACTTGCAGAGTATGATGGATTTTATTTTGACAACTCTGGTAAGCTAAGTTCAAAGAAAAAGTTAGAAGACAATGATTATTATCAGTATTTCTCCTATGTTCTAAAGACTAAACTTTCATTGCAAAAATATTCAGATTCAGTAAAGGCACTTTTACATCCATCAGGGTTTAAATTGTTCGGTGATGTTCTCTTGTCTGACACCCTAAGTTCAGACTCACCGTTTCACAGTGAAATACAAAAACAAGAAATCTCTGTGATCGGAAACTATACACCATACACATTTGGCACAACACAGGATCTCAGAGCAAACAATTCTATCGCAGGAACAAGTGTAGATCTATATCCAAATGGTTTCGCGCCTGGATTCACTGGTGGTCCGACAGGAAACGGTGAAACAATAGGGACAGTCCCAGAAGGTGGAATAACAGCACATGTTGTTGGTGTAACAGGTGCGACGGCTGCTCTAGGGAGAACAGGAGCAGAAGGATATACTTCTGCTCAAGCTCTTGGTTTGGATTTCTTTCCCATATTCCATCACCCAAATTCCAGAGGATTATTTAGTATTAGTCACGGAACGTCCTTTGGCGCAATAGCAACTGGAGACTTTACTTTCCTGAATGTAGGATTTCATTTCCACAGCAACCCTACATACTCTACATGGACATCTCCACAGTTCCCATATCTCGGAACGACTGGTGCTGGAGCTGGAGCGCATGATCAATATTACAGTATTCCATATGGAACAACAACAGAATCGAACAATGGGTAGGACGCTTAGATGGCATTAACAGACGCACTACAAAATAACTTCAGAACAGTTTTTGCTGATAGCTTAAAGAAGCAACTTGATCCGTTATCCGACGATAACTACTACTTTTTCTTTGGTAAGATTTTACCTTGGACAGACGAAACTACGCCACCATCTGTAGTGGATTCCGTTGCAGAAAAATTCTCTGCGTATAGAAACTCTCTTTTTGCCATGAGAGTCGATTCTAGGAACATATCATTTGTAATCCCCCGAACCAACTGGACAGCGGGAAGAGTATATTCAGAATACGATGACACCGCAGATCAAAATGATCCAGAATCCGTTACCGATTATTATGTTCTTGTCGGTGGGAAGTCTGTCTATAAGTGCCTTGACAACAATAGCGGTTCGGCCTCATCCCAAACACCAACACAAACAGGAACAAGTAGCTTTAGACTGTCAGACGGTTACAAGTGGAAGTTCATGTATACCATAACAGACGATCAACTAGACTTCCTAACAGAAGAATATATGCCTGTTATGTTCAGAGAAAAGTCCGAAGATGAAACTGCAAATCTACAATTTGAAGTTCAACAAAAAACGGTGGACGGTGCAATAAACAGAATTGATGTTACTGGACTTGAAAGTATTCTAACCAGCCAATATCCAAATTCAATATCAGACGCAAAAAATGTTTTCCAGTCAACTAATGGTGGATCTACCACTGTAATTTTAAATCCGAACGACAGTTTGTTCTCGGAAGATGATGATGCATACAATGGTTATATCTTCTATACATCATCTGGTCTCGGTGCGGGTCAAGCACACAGGATATCTGATTACGAGGTTGAGGGCAATGTTAAAACACTAACATTAGAAACTCCACTAGAGACAAAAATATTTGGTCTTGCGGACAATGAAGCACAAACTTCTTTCATGATTCTTCCAGAAATTCTGATACATGGTGACGGAGAAGATGCCAAGTTTGTAATGCCGTCAAAGGATCTTGTCGCAATAAACTTAGGAAGAAAGTATACTGGGGCGTTTGCAACATTCCCAACCCCAGGCCTTGTTGGTAGTTCCCCTACTGCAAAAATTTATATCTCACCAAAGGGTGGACACGGTGGAGACGCGGTGAATGAGTTCAACGCATCTAAGGTTCTAGTTCGTGTCATAAATGATAATGTTGAAAATCAACCAGAAATAATTGATGTCAATGACTTTAGACAATTTGGGTTACTAAAGAATCCAATATTGAACGACAACAGTCTTCGTGTTGCTGGCTCTGAGTATGACAGAAAAACTAGTATAGTAGTCAAAAAACCATTTGGATCTTCTATTGGTTATGGTTCAGAATTGTTCAAAGCAGATGATTACATTTTCGGTAAACAATCAAATGCGGTTGCCACCATAGAACGATGGGAATATGATAGCGCCAACATT